GGCAATTGTGACATAACACACATTAAAAAATAAAATGAATTTTCTCGATATTTACAGTGTTTGTGTTGCCGTTTTCATTTAATTTTCTAGGTATAAATTGAATATTGATATTTTCAACTGTACTTAATATTAGCTTTTCTTTTTCTTCTACAGTTAAATTGTTCCAACCTTTAACTATAAAATTACTGATTGATCGTATTTGTTGTTCGCTTATTTCTTTTATCACTTCCGGCTCATCTTCACGTTTAATATCATCTAATAAACGTTGTGTTTCGTCCATAATTGTTTTAAATTCTTCTTCTTCAACATAGCCCATTGTATATGCACGTAGTAATTTAGTGCGTTGTTCTTTTATCTTCTTTTCATCGTTTTCTATGTCATTTGTTTGTTGTTGTGGCTTATGTACTTCAAATCGACTTAAGTCCATTTTATTCAATTCATCAACAAACTTATCTTCGATTTCAGTTTCGTTAAACGATATATTTCTCACTGACTTGTCACGATGGCACTTATCGCACATATAACGACGTACATCGTAAGGCTTACCATTTTTAGGTTTAATAGTACCAGCGTATAAATGTAGTTTACTACCGCACTGTGGACACTGTATAACACCTCTAAAAATAGCAGGGTGCTTTGTCTTACTTCTATGTGTTCTGTTCTCTATAACATCGATAACTCTATAATAATCATCTTCGCTTATTACTGGTTCATGTGTATTTTCTATAAATATATCGCCGTGTTTAGTGTGACCTCGCAATACAGGGTTTTTCATAATACGTATAATAGATTGCCTATTCCAATTCTTAATTTTAGGCGGTTTCTTTTTACCGTTTAACAATCTAGCTATCTCACTAGCACTAACACCTTTTTTAAACTTATCAACAATATAATCAATATACTTCACATGTTCGTTTGGAACCAACTTACCATCGACGTTATCATACATAAATGGTTCAATTCTGATATATTTACCACTTTCAACAGCTGCACGACTGCCGAATAATGAACGTTCGCGTATCGTTTCACGTTCCCACTCTGCCATTGCACCAACGATAGTAATGAATAATTTACCTATAGCAGTAGTTGTATCAAAAACTTCAGTCGCACTTTTAAATGACACATCATGTTTTTCAAAGCGTTCTAACATCTCTAATAAGTCACGTACATTACGTGTAAGTCTATCCAGCTTATACACCAACACTAAATCAAATTGATCTAATCTATTAAATAACTGCTGTAAAGCAGGACGTTTTGTAGAACCACCACTAAAACCTCCATCTGTGAACACTTCGTACTGTTCCCATTCATTAATTTCACAATAAGATATCAATTTTCGCTTTTGTTCGTGTATAGAATGGCCGTTTAAATTTTGTTCTTGCGTACTTACACGTGTGTATATTGCTACTTTCATACTCTCACTCCCTAAAAAAGGTAAAAAAATAATAAGGGTAGGCGAGCTACCCGCAAAATTATTCTGATGGTGTATTTTGTACTTCTTGTTGTCGTTTAGCCCAACTTTCGTAACTTTCGTTTTTACCTACCCAGATTGGACCACCTACATGAGCGTTTGGATTATTTGCTACTTTTTCACTTGCTTCTTTAGCAGCTTCATAATCACCACGACCATATCCCATTTGTGACTCATCGTGTGTAGTAGGTGGTATTTCTTGCGTATTTGAAGTTTGATTATTTGTTTGAGTAGATTGGCCAGATTGCGAATTGCTACTAGCACTAGCTACGTTATTTTGATTACTATTTGTTGATTGACTATTATTTGAATCACTAGTTGTTTTGTCATTTTCAGTTTTACTTTCTTCAGAATTGTTGTCATCTGATTTAGCGCTAGCTACATTTTTTGAATCATTATTTTCTGATGTATCATCTTTTTTACTATTATCTGTTAAATCTTCTGTTGCTGAATAATCTTCAGATTTTAAGTCATCTAACTTAATTGTTTTAGTACCTAATTTTTTACCATCAGCACCTTTTGTAGCTTTTAAAACTACATCTTCATCATTTTGTAATTTATAAGTCATGATACCTTTTGCAGTTTTACCTTTTTTAATAGTGTCGTTACTATGCTCGTTCCATTTACCGAGTTTTCCGGTAGTAGGTGTAATTCCGACATATAATTTATTTACAGTATTATCACTATCTTGAGTTGCTTCAAAACAAGCAATCCATACATTCATTGAAGTTATATCTTCGCTATCTGATTTGTTTTTAACATGGTACTTGAAAGCTAATAATTTATCACCTGAATCTTTGTCATTAAGAATAAAAGTATCATCAATTTTTAATACTGCTTGATCAATAACCAGAGTGTCATTTGTGAATTGCGGTTTATTTTCATTTACTGATTTTGTTTCAGTATTATTAGATTTTTTACCATTTGAATTATTATCGTCATTACCACATGCACCTAACACCAATAAGCTAGCAAATATTAAAAATAAAACCTTTTTCATTCTACATTTCTCCTTTTTTATATTTCTTTATATTTAAAAACTCTCAACGGCTCAAACGTAATAGAGTAATCGCCGTAGTGAGTTCCAATACCATGTTTATTTTTGTAATGTTCCAATATTTCCATTACGTGTTCTTCACTTAACTGAACATACTCTGCTAATTCATATAAGTTACTTACACCGTAATGATGTGCCTCCACAATAATACGTAAGGGCAGTGCTGCCTCATATCCGTGACGTCTAGCGTAGTTTTCAAACTTACGATTAATCCATTCAGATTGGTCAGCAATATCCCCATAAGTTAATTTATTGTGACTTAATTCTTCGAATAAAATTTCAGCCTTACGAGTATCTGAAAGATTTCTTTTAATTAAAATTAAGTCTCCTAACCATACTCCAGGCAAATTATGTGGTACTACATCAGTTTCGCGTACCTCTATATAGTCATGCTCTATTAACAAATCTTCATACAATCCCATAAAAACACCCTTTATTTACGTTTACTTCTTATGTAATCTGCATAATCTAATACTTTTTGCCATTCGTCGTCTGTTAATTCTCCTTCAAGATGAGCTGCACGATGTTGTACTTCTGTTTCTGGTTGTTTATCTTTCAATAATAAACTCTCAGGGGTAACATTTAATGCGTTTGCGATTTCAGCGATATCTTCCATAGGTATTTTTCTACTACCATTTTCATATCTTGATAAAGTAGATTTATTAACACCTATTTTAGTTGCAAAATCAGTTAAATTTATATTGTTCTCTTTACGTAGTTGTTTTATTAATTTACCTATTTCTGCTGAAGTTCTCATTTTAAATTTACCTCCGTTTTGTCTATAACAATATATTATCACTTTTCCATATAGGAAACAACTAGTATTTTAAGAAAGTGAAAAAATATTTTTCATGATTATTGTTGACAATTAGGAAACTAGAGTTTAAGATTGAGTTAACTTCAAAAAAGGAGGTGACAAAATGTATGAGTTCAACGTTAAAAGAATGAAGGCTGAACGCATTGCTAAAGGTATTTCTCTTTCGGAGATGGCAGAAAAATTAGAAATGACTCCAGGTACTTATTCAAAAAAAGAAAACGGACATATTAGAATTAACGTTGACGATTTAGCAAAAGTTATCGAAGTATTAGAATTACCACAAGATAAGTGCGGTATTTTTTTTACACATGTAGTTTCCAAAACGTCAACAAAACAACACCAAACAATTTCATAAGGAGGAAACAAAATGCAAGATTTACAAGTATTTAATTTCGAAGAATTACCGGTAAGAAAAATAGAAGTAAACGGAGAACCTTATTTTTTAGGTAAAGATGTAGCGGAAATACTTGGCTATACCAGAACTGATAATGCAATCAGAAACCATGTAGATAATGAAGATAAGCTGACGCACCAACTTAGTGCATCAGGTCAAAAAAGAAATATGGTAATCGTCAATGAGTCGGGTTTATACAGTTTGATTTTTGACGCAGCTAAGCAAAGTAAAAATGAAGAAATTAGAAAAAAGGCAAAGCGATTTAAACGTTGGGTAACAGAAGATGTTCTACCTTCCATTCGCAAACATGGTGTATACGCAACAGATGATGTGATTGAAAACACATTAAACAATCCGGATTACATCATTAATGTTCTTACTGAGTATAAGAAAGAAAAAGAACAAAAATTACTTTTACAACAAGAAATAGGCGAGTTAAAACCTAAAGCAGATTATGTTGATGAAATCTTAAAATCAACTGGCACATTAGCTACAACTCAAATTGCAGCAGACTATGGAATCTCAGCACAAAAATTAAACAAGCTACTACATGAAGCTAGATTACAACGAAAAGTAAACAAACAGTGGGTGCTTTACTCAGAACACATGGGCAAGAGTTACACAGAATCAGACACTATACCAATTGTACGTTCTGATGGCAGAGAAGACACAGTTTTACAAACGAGATGGACACAAAAAGGTAGATTAAAAATACATGAAATCATGACTGATTTTGGTTATGAAGCTAACGTAACAGTTTAAAAGGAGGAACAATAATGAATGAAGAAAAATTAAAAGTAATGCGACAAATTTTATCACAGGTCGAAGAAGAATTAGAATTTGCACTTGATACAGATGAAGGTTCGAAAATCACAAAAAGAATTGAGCATAACGGCAGAGAATATGAAATTCAGATGACAAGAGAAGAATGTTTAGAAGATAGCTTGATTGAAATTTCCAAATTACTAGAATCGTTCAATTTTGGTCTTTACTAACCGAAACCCACAATCGAACAAACAACTTAAAGGAGGAACTTATGAATATACAAGAGGCAACGAAGTTAGCAATGGAAAATGGGAAGTCGATTCATCGTAAATCTGAATTTGACGTTTTAAGAAAACCAGGAGACAATTTAGAGCTTTTGCCCACAAACAGTTACGGATACATTGTTATAAAACCAAGAAATAAAGCCTTCTATCCAATGTGGCAACCAATGGCAGAAGACTTAATAGCAGACGACTGGGAAATTATAGGGTTAGAAAAATAATATCTTTTTTAACTCACTTGTTATTCATTTCCTAATATCTAAAAGCAAGTAACTTTGAAGCAATGTTAAACGGAAGAATCGTAATTAATTAGGAGGACTAAACTATGTCAGATGAAATGGTGCAATTCTGGTATGACTTTATGATTGAACACGGTGTACATGAAAGGATCTTGGAAGCAGAGGAGGCAAAACAAAATGAACAAACTACAACTCATTAAAATAGCACTCCTAACAGCACTTTTGGTCGAGGAAGTTAGGAATGCTAGAAAAGAAATTAAACATAATCATTGTGATGTCTGTGGTGTTAAAAAGTTGGATTTTCAATTACTACACGATACTGATTTGGTGATTTGCGATGAGTGTGCTTCTCACATTAATGATATGAGAACAACTAATTAAACTGCATTATAAATGTTTTCAGCAGAAAGTTTTCAAAAGTATTTATAACTAGACAGAGATGAAACAGTTTCTTGAGGATAATTTCAAAAAGATATTTGGATCGGGAGGTGTAAAAAATGAAATATCTATTAAGTTATATGACTATGTTTATCGCAATGATCATCACATTACTTTTAGGAGGTGGTTTCACAACAGTATTAGGAATTGCTATGTTAACGCTTATCTTTAGCACATTCTTCTGGGAAAAGTGGCTTGAGATAACAAAAAAGACTGAAACTTGCGCCAACAAGTAACAGTCGAACTCTAATCAAAATATACAACTTAATTTAATCAAAATATATGGAGGAAGTCAATTATGAAAAAGGTAAACGAAGTATACGAAACGACAAATTATAACATTTTTAAATTCAGTGAATTTAACAGAAACGTTGTTTATAGAAAGGATTTAATGGACGAAGCGAAAAGAGGATTCATCGCACCGGTTATAGTAAATGAAGATTTTGTTGTAATAGATGGTCAGTCAAGGTTAAAACATGCCGAATACGCTCAAGTTCCCATTAAATATATGGTTGTAGAAGGCTTAACAGAAAAAGACATTGTCAGAATGAACACTACACAGCTTTCTTGGAGTATCAAAGATTATATACAAAGTTATGCCAACGAAGGTAATAGAGACTATCAAAAATTAATAGAGTTGTTAAATGAATATAATTATACATCTGGTGCAATCGCAGCTATGTGTTTAGGTATTAATGACACAGGATCAAAAGTCACAAATATATTAAAAAATGGTGAATTTAAGTTTGTTGATTATGATGGCTCTCTAAGATTCTTAGAGTATTACAAGAGATTTCTTCAAGAAGCCTCATTAACTAGTTTCGGGAAACTTTTATTAGCTGTAAATCAAATATGTAAAATAAAAAAATTAGATAAAGAAAGATTAATAAAAAAAGTGAAAGAAAGCAGAAACAAAGATGATTTGAATATCAGTTTACCCAAAAATGAATATATTGAGATTTTGCTTGATATGTACAACAACAAAGTGAAGGCGAATAGCAAGACAACAATAAATTACTACAAAGATAGAAAAAATCAAATAATCATTGACGCTGAAATGGAGGATTAGCATGGGAGAGTTGATCACAGTCAAGATGACTAGAGAAGAATACTCTCAACTAATCAAGAGCCAAACAGATTTAGATTTCTTGCAAAGCGATTACGATTATTTAAACAAACGTTACGAAGATATGTGCGATAGATATTTTGAACTTAGAAAAGATTTCAGAAAAGCTATAGAATCGTGCAAAACACAAAGTGAAACAATCAAAGTCATGGATAGAACAATAGACATGCTGCATAAAGGAGTGATTGGTATTGAAAGAAACAGTGACATACCTAATTAAACTGAAAGACGCTCCTTTTGACCTGTATATAACTAATAAACCTAACAACGAAGAAGATACTTCTTATTCAAGGGATAGACGGAGAGCAAGAGAATTTGCAGGACTAGAAGATGTGAGTATCGACATGACTAAGCACAGAGCAATTAAAAAGAAAGTAACTGAAACAACTGAATATGAGGAGGTTGAGTATGACTGAAGAACTTAACTTATATCAAAAAATAGCAGACGTTAAAGCTAATATTGAAGGCTTTACTAAAGATACAAAAGGTTACAACTATTCCTATGTTAGTGGATCTCAAGTATTACACAGAATTAGAAACAAGATGATTGAACATAATCTATTACTCGTGCCAAAAACATCAGATGAAAACTATAAGCAAATTGAGGTTACTAGATTTAACAAAAAAGCGTCCCGAGAAGTTACAACATCAGAGTTTGTTGTTGAGATGAAATTAACTTATTTATGGATCAATGCAGATAAACCAGAAGAACAACTTGAAGTGAACTTTTATTCTGTAGGTCAACAAGATGATGTATCGAAAGCACATGGTACGGCATTAACGTACGCAGAACGTTATTTCTTAATGAAATTCTTCAATATCCCAACTGATGAAGATGACGCAGATGCAAAACAAAAGCAAGAAAAGTACAACAAAGCAAGTAGTCAAACGGTCGGCGTTCTAGAGCAAGAAGTACTTAACTTCATTGACCTTATGAAATCACTAGACAAAGAAGTATCACAGCAACAAGTTGAACAAAAATTTGGAATACAAAATTACACATCAATGACAGAACAACAAGCAGTAAACACAATTTCTAAAATACAAAACATGGCAAATAAGTATAAGGAGAATGAACAATGAATTTAGTAAATTTAACAGGACGTATCACTAAAGATTTAGAACTTAAACAAGCAGGACAAACACAAGTAACTAACTTCTCTATGGCAGTGGACAATCCATTCAAAAAAGATGACACATCATTCTTTGACATCGTAGCGTTTGGTAAAACTGCACAACTATTAAACGACTATTGCGTTAAGGGGAGCAAAGTTTTAATCGAGGGCAACTTGAAGCAAGACCGTTTCCAAGATAAAGAAGGCAACAATCGTTCAGTAGTACGAGTGATTGCAAATAGAATTGAATTCTTAGATAGCAAAGGTAGTAATCAACAAAACAACCAACCTCAACAACAAAGAGGACAAGCGCCAGCAGGAAACAACCCGTTTGCTAATAACAACGTTGACGATGATATAGAAGATCTTCCTTTCTGATTGGACTGATTTAAATGCCAATTATCAAAAATTACATCACTCAAGATGACGGTACAACCACCGTTGTCATTGAGGGTGTAGAACTAGATAACAAAACATCATTACTTTTAGACAATGGTTACGAAGTTGAAGTGGATGTAAGGGTAGTTGATCCGTTCAAGATTACAGATAAGCAACGTAGAAAGATATTCGCACTTTGTAACGACATAGAAGCGCATACTGGTCAACCCCGAGAATACATGAGGGAAATGTTCCAAGATTATATAACGTTTCTAAATGGCTATGATAAACGCTTGTCATTAAGTAATTGTTCAAGAGAACAAGCTAGTCAATTAATAGAAGTCATATTGGACTGGGTGTTTCATAACAATATCCCACTCAACTATAAAACAAGTGACTTACTCAAAAATGATAAAGCATTTCTATATTGGTCAACGGTCAATCGCAACTGCGTTATCTGTGGTAAACCACATTCCGACTTAGCACATAGATTTGCGGTAGGACGTGGAAGAGATAGAACGAAGATTGATCATTTCGGAAATCAAGTGTTAGCGCTATGTAGATCTCATCACAAGGAACAACACCAAATAGGAATGGACACATTTAATAAAAAATATCACTTAACAGACAGTTGGGTGTCTGTGGATGAACGACTAAACAAAATGTTGAAAGGAGTGATTACGTGAGCGATAGATTAGTAGACATAACGGGAGGATATGGAACAGTCTACAAAGAAGTAATGAAAAACAACGATTTAAGCATAGAGGCCAAAGCTATATATAGTTATTTAACAACCTATGCTGGTAGTAAAGACATTGCTTTCCCGAGTATTAAATTAATATGTTACGAATTAAATATTAGCGAAAAGAGATTTTACAAACACAGAAAAGAATTACTTGATAAAAAAATTATATCTAAACATAGAGAAAGAACAGAGAATGGGTTTAGTAAAACAATATATACAATCAATCATCATTTCGTACACGGTCAAATCGTACGCGTACAAAATGGACACGGACAAAATGGACACGGACAAAATGTTGGTACTAAGAATAACAGTTTTAAGAATAACAGTTTTAAGAATAACAGTGATAAGACGTCACGGTCATTTCAATACATTAGTAATAATTTAGAAATGATACAAAGTCCAATAAAAGTGCAACAACTAGAATATATACTAAATGACTTTAAAGATAATCAACTAGATATAGTTACTGTAGCTACTGATTATTGTAAAGAAAACAACAAAGGTATTAACTATCTTATCAAAGTATTAGAAAACTGGAGTAAAGACGGTGTCGATACTAAAGAGAAAGCAATATCTAAAGTTAAACCTAGAAATAATAAAGAAGATGATTACCTAGCTAAGAAGAAACAGGAACTATTAGGAGGTTAGACATTATGCCAATGACTGAACTAGAGGCAATTGAAATATTAGAGTTAATAAATAATGTCTACGATATGAAATTCAATAAAATTAAGTACAACCTTTGGGTAGAACAACTCACACAATATGGGGATTTCGACAGAACACTACACAAAACAAAGAAATATGTTAGAGAAAGTCGTTACAAACCTACGATTGCACAAATTATTGATCGCAAACCACCAGAAATGGAAAGTGCAGTGATACCAGAAGAACAAACTGATAAATACAGAATGAAGCACGATAAAGAGTTTAGAGAGAAACGACAACAATTAAGAAAACAATGGCAAAAGATGAAAGAGGATTGGGGGTTAGATGATGAGTATTGATGTGTTGAGTACCGAAGAATCTATTATATCTAACCTCATGCGTAACCCAGAGTTACTAAGTAAATTCAGGTTAAAACCTGAAATGTTTACTGATGAAAAGTTAAAAGGGTTCATCGAGTATGTACTTGAACAAGGCAAAGTTGATGTAAACCAAATCTACTTTAAAAGTCGTGACGATAACGAATTTATCTCTACTGACCGATTAGGCCATATATACAATTCAGACGGCACTGACAAAGCGTTCTTTATGGACGACCAATTGAACCTATTACAAGAATACGTTTTGTCACAAGCTCGTGAGAAGCTCACAGAGTATCAATCAATGCAAAATAAAGAAAATTTTAATTATTTGGTAGAAGAATTAGAGAAATTAAAAGGTATGACAATAAAAAAAGCAGACGCTACTGATAGTTTTCTAGCTGAAGTTGTAGAAAATATTTTATCTGATGAACCAAAACAATTTATTAAAACTGGTATTGCTTCTATAGATAACAAAATCATTGGTTTCGAGCCTGGCCAGTTGAATGTATTAGGTGCAAGACCTTCGTTAGGTAAAACTTCTCTTGCATTAACGATGATGTGGAATATCGCGCAGCGTGGGCACCCTACAACGTTCTTTAGTTTAGAAACTGGAGGTAACAATATCGTTGAGAGATTAGTTGCAACGATAACAAATATCCCACTATCTAAAATTAAGCAAGGCAACGGATTAAATGATGATGAAGTTTCATCGGTAATGTCTGCTATAGATCAAATTAAAAAATGTAATTCTTTAAAGATTGAGGACCAAGCACAAATGACACCACAAGACGTTAGAGAAGTCGCATCTCAAAAAACAGAAAAACCTCATGTAATATTTATTGATTACCTTACACTCATGCAATCAGACGTACCTCAACGTGATAGACGATTAGAAGTTGAAAAGATTTCTCGTGATTTAAAAATTATAGCTAAAGAAACAGGTTGTATCATTATCGCGCTATCTCAATTAAGTAGAGGTGTAGAAAGTCGTAGTGATAAACGTCCGATGATGTCTGATTTAAGAGAAGCAGGAGGAATTGAGCAAGACGCGAATATGATTTTCTTCTTATACCGTGACGATTATTACGACCAAGACCAACAAGACAACATTACAGGCAAATCGGAAATTGAATTCATTATTTCTAAAAATAAAGACGGAGAAACAGGGGTGGCACACCTTGATTTCTACAAGAAAACGCAGAGGTTTTATGGATGAAGATTTATGAGTATCAGCAACTTTTAGGGTTTTTGTATCGAGAGGATTATAAAAAAGATCCAATCATAGCCAAAATATTAATCGAGAATGGTTGGGCAGTTAAAAGGCTTCTCGATACTGGGGATATTAAACCCTTTGACGATTATGAAGAAGTGAAAGAGTTAATCATGAATGAAACGAAGTGGAGGCAACCAGATGGGACTTATCGACGGACTTAAAAAACAATACACATTATATCAGATTGACGGTTGGAAGATGTGCAGTGTAACGCCGTTAGGAGAAGATACATTCAAACTAGGTAACTATGCAGGCATACACTTTAGAAACACATTTTCAGGAACGGTAACGAAAGATGAATTGGAAAAACTGAAACGCAAACACAAGTTGTTCAGAAAAGAAGAATTGCAACAGCAAATGACGATTAACGAATTATTATTTTGAGGTGGAGTTATGGAAATAGAGATTGATTTTAATGATACCTATAAGGAACCTATCGGCTCTCCTCGTCCACGTTTTAGAAATGCAGGTAAATTTATTCAAACATACATGCCAACGTCTTATACGAAGCATAAAGCGTATATACAAAGTCAGTTACCTAAAAAGATGTTGAACAGTAGATTGAAAGTATCAATATATTTTTACTTCGCACCACCTAAGAGTTGGACTAAGAATCAAAAGTTAATATCGATAGGCCAATACAAACGTACGAAACCAGATATAGACAATTTAATTAAAACAGTGCTAGACGCTGCTAACGATCACTTATGGAAAGATGATAACCAAATCGCACACATTGAAAGCTTTAAGCAGTATGCAGAAGAACCGAAAATAATCATGAATGTAGAGGAAGTGGAGTGAATGGCAGACAGAGAAGAAACAATTGAAGTTGAAGCAACAATGAAAGTTAGATGTAAGTATCCAGTTTGGGTAAACAATCAAATTACTGCAAGTGATGAAAAGGAACGTATTTTAGATTTAATCAGTAACAATCCTGACAAAGAGTTGATGAATGAAGATTTTGAACTAGTTGAATTAATAGAGGTGGAGTAAATGGAATTAGCAAAGAATAGAACGATTGAATTTAAAAATAATAGATTATATTACGTTGTAAAAACTGAAGAACAGAAACACTTATTGCCAGTTGAAGATGTACACGAAGCTGAATATACAGGAACACCATGGAAACTTATTGTAAGACGTATTAAGTATTCTGGTTACAGTCCTGAAGAAGCTTTATTTGAAGAGTACAACGAGCAAGACACAGAAGCTAAAGAGAGAAAACAACTATCTCAGTTGGAACATGAGGACAGAATGAGGTTAGTTAGATTAGAACGACAAAAAGAATTGGACCTAAGACGTAAGAAACCACACTTATTTGAAGTTCCTCAAGTACATCCTCGTGGTGAGTGGTGTAAACATCTTATGGAAAAGGACATCTTTGTTAAAAGGGTGGTTAGATCATGAGTATTAAAGATTTGAATAGAGGCGATAGAATCAGAATGCAAGAAGTTAATGGTGATGAAATTACAGTGCAAATAGAAGGTGTATATCATTTAACTGGGTCAAAAACTGAGCCAAAAACTGGGTCAAATCTTGCTATAGATAAATGGCTTGCTGATGTAGAAGCAATTGACGGGAGAACTTGGACTATTGATGATAGTTACGATTTTTACTCATTGGCTAACGAAAATGAAGAACCCCAAAAGACGTTAGATGACAAGGTTAACCACCCGTCACATTATACGTATGGAGATATAGAAGTTGTAGATTTCATAGAGCAGGTCACTAAAGATTACAAACCAGAGTTAGCGTTTGCGATTGGTAATGCAATTAAATATATAAGTCGTGCTAATCGTAAGAACGGAAAAGAAGATTTAGACAAGGCGCGTTGGTATCTAAACAGAGCATTTGAGAAGTGGGAGGGGTAAGCATGGTGTATATGTACGAGCCATTTACTCACACAGTGACTAAGACAGCCTTAACTCATTTGCACAACGTTACAGGTATTCCACTCAACACACTGTGGTATCAAAAAGAACGTGGCACATATAACGATAAATTGAAGTGTTTCTTTACCGACACTATACCGAGAGTCAATAAGAAACAGGAGTTTAACGAAAGAGTTGTAGCAAAAGATGAAATTTGGAAGTACAGCGAGAAGTACGACTTATATGTAAGTAACTTAGGAAGAATGAAAAGACCTGATGGTAAATATAAATTTGCGAATGGTTGTAACGGTATTTCCACAGTTATTTATAAGAATAAGAAGTATCGTGCAGCAGATATAGTATATGAAACGTTTATCGGTAATTTGAGAACAGGGTATCACGCTTACCCTAAGGACAGTAGGTACAACAATCTTATGGCAGATAACCTATTCCAATCTACATTGCCAAAATATAGAGTGTATCGCAGAAATAAAGGCGTATCTAAGCCGGTATATCTTGTCGATAACAACAACCGGATTGTTGAAGAATTCGCAAGTACAGTAGAAGCTCAAAAATTATTATTCATAGACAGACGCAACATCGCAAGGAAGTGTAATCGAAAACATGTAAGTGACGGATTGATGTATATGTGGGCGGACGAATACGAGGAGTTGAACGCATGATACTGTCCGACACGGTATCTCAACGATACAAATACAACACACAAGGTAAGATACCTACAGAGATACAACAGGAGTTACGACAGATAGGTGTTAAAGGCTTTGTGGTTAAGGTAGCAGGAAGCAGAGTGACGATGAAAGTTGAAAAAGAAAATATAAGAAAAAATAGGGAGTGTATGAGATGATTAAAATATATAAAAACAATAATAATGAATTAGAATGTCATGTTAAATATAGTGGTTATGATTTTAAATTTCAATGTATTAGAGATAGTCATTATAGTGCATTATTTGAAGGTAGTAATACAGAAGAATATCAATTGTTTAAAAATAATATTGATATTGATGATGAAATTTTAAGTAATATTCAAGATATTATGTTTGAAATAACTAAGGCGTATAACTGGCGTGACGGTTGGGAGGGCGAGTAAATGAACGCAGAAGCTAAATTTGTATCTAGTGTTATGGACGCTAGGTTGAAGAAGGTTAAAAGAGAACGTGACAGTTTACTTAAGCAACGTGATGAACTCATCAATGATATGGCAGAAACGAAAAGGAAGGCAAGCTTATTCGACGAAATTAAAGGTTTAATAGTCGATACAAAGTCAGCAGAAGATTTAGGAGAATGTGTTTTGCAACTAATTATCGAAAGTGAGGAGGTCGACCATGAAGGATAACAAGTGGACAACGCTAAAAGACGAATTAACACAAAAGTATATTGAACTTCATGGCAAAAGCAATAACATTCCAAATAATATACCAACTGCTGAGATAGCAAATATATTAGTTGGTAAGAGAGTTGTAAAACAACAATTACAACGCATGGACGAACTCGACGGAACACATGAGTTTCAAAATTTATTAAGTGATTTGGAGCGTGGTAGTGATGAGTAAGTGGCAAACGATTGAAAAATTAAAGAAGCATCACACAGTTAAAAATAAAAATTTAAAAGCAATTTACATTGATGGTAACAATGTTGAGCAAGTACAAAAAGAAACAGATTGCTTTTCTATATTTCCTAACAAAAAGTTACTTATTGGCGCTTTATCTTTTATCAGTTATCCGTGTTACATCATTTGGATAAACCCTACCTCACATGAAAGGTCAAAATATTACTTTACAGATGAATATGAATTCGAAGAGTATTTCAAATTTAAGGAGGAACAAAAAATGACAAATAGATTAGGTCAATCAAAAACAGAAAACTTTGGCAGTTTAGATCAATTAGTAGAACAAGTACAACAATGGAGTATTGATAAAGATTTACACAAAGGTAATTCAGATAGACAGGCACTTAAATTCTACGAAGAAGCTGGAGAAGTGGCTGCTGCATTATCACGTGGAAACTTAGAAGCGTTAAAAGACGGAATAGGAGATACGGTGGTTACACTAATTATACTAGCGCAACAACATGATATGACCTTACAGGAGTGTTTACAATTTGCATATGATGAGATTAAAGGAAGAAAAGGAAAGACAATCAATGGAACGTTCATTAAAGAGTCAGACCTTAAAGAATAAAGACATAGTAGCAGAGATTAAAAGAATACTAGGTAAGGAGTTAACGGAATGATTAAACGCATATTAAAGATTTGGTTTACTATCGCTATGTATGAGTTAGGTAAATGGATTGGTAGAGAGTTGTATTATAAGTTAACTGCAAATGATGAGGTGGAACAAGCACCACAGGATTTTAGTGAGTATGATCATATCCATTTGAATGATGAGGTGAGTGAATGATGGAATTGAAACTGTTAATTGCGATAGCTATTTTGTTTATACTATGGGCGATATCAACGTATAAATGGGGAAGTGCGGAACAGAAAGTTAAAGAGTTAGATAGCAAAAACGCAGATTTGATAGATGATAGGGCACACTTACAAAGAAAGTTAGTTGAAACGGAAGATAAAGATAATAAACGCAACTTAGGGAAATACGTGGTTAAGTTAAATGACGAAGTATATTTAATGAATAAACATGTAAATCTTTATGGAAAGGCATATATTACAACTGATAATGCATTTGAAGCTTTATCGTATGAAAATTTAGAATTAGCTAAAGAAGATGCGCATATTTTGGGTGGACGCGTATTGCAACACAAACCTAATTTAGAGGTGGTTGAATAATGTGGGGCGTAATAGCAATTATTATATTAGTTTTACTACTATTTGGCTCGATACTTGAACAGAATGATCTAAAACATCAGTTGGAAGTGAAAGAATACGAGATTAAGACACTTAAAGATAAGTTGGAGAATGGAGGGTAAGTATGATAACGATTGAACGACACGATATAAAGAAGTTAGAAGATTATATCAAGAACATAGAACGCTATAGAAGAGAGCTAAAGGTTAGAGAGTATGAATTGTTAGAGAACCACGAACCTGAGAATGTAGGTGCAGGTAAGAGTAATATACCAAACAATCCTATTGAGAGAGAATCAATCAAGAAATTAAGTGACAATCGTTATAACAACTTACGTAATATTGTAAAAGGTGTAGATAAGCTTATATATGAATCGGATGAAGATACACAAGACTTAATGCGTTTGAGATACTGGGAATGCCCTATAGGCTGTTATGAGTGGGAGGATATAGCTGACTACTTCGGTTCAAGTAAGACGAGTATATTAAGACGACGTGACGCTATGATAAATAGATTGGCAGAATTCATAGGTTATGTGTAAGGTGGACTTTTGAAGTGTGCAAGTCCGTTTATAATCGGTGTATTATGATAGTGTAAGTTATTAAACGACTTACTCATGTAAACCTTTCTATTTTTATTCCTTTCAAATGATCGAACATAATTTTTCTCCTTTCTGACCTATCCGATAGAAAAGTCGGGTAGGTTTTTGTATGCTGATATGACATTTAAAACTTGTGATATGAGTGTATAAATACTTTAGTTTTCTTTAATTTGGAGGTGATTTGGGGAATGAACTCAAAACAATTTAAAGCAATTGCATTAATGGTTGAAGGAAACTTAACTCAAAAACAAATCGCTGAAGAGTTAAAGGTGTCTGTTCAATCCATAATAGCGTGGAAAAAGAAACCGGAATTTCAAGAGGAATTACTTAATGCTGAACGTAATCTGCTAAAAGGTTTGACAGGTAAAGCAATTAAAACGATGGAAGATTTATTGACTGCTAAAAGTGAGTTAGTTAGATATAACGCAGCAAGTGACATCTTAGACAGAACAGGACACAAACCAACGGACAAAGTAGAAGCTGAGGTCGTAACGCCTACCTTTGTAAATGATGTGCCTGCCAATGACTGATAGCAAAGTAAGTATAGCTCAAACAATCGGTGGTGGGTACAACGAATTTTGGTACAATAAAGACTTTTACAGAGTAGTTAAAGGAAGTCGTGGTAGTAAGAAGTCTAAGACAACTGCACTTAACTTCATATACAGACTAATGATGTACGACTGGGCTAACTTGCTTGTTGTTAGACGTTTTAGTAATACAAACAAGCAATCGACATATACGGATTTGCGTTGGGCTACAAATAGATTGGGAGTTAAACACTTATTTAAGTTCAATGATAGTTTACCAGAGATAACGTATAAACCCACCGGCCAAAAGATATTATTTAGAGGTCTTGATGACCCTTTGAAAATAACATCTATAACAGTAGAAAATGGCATACTTTGTTGGGCTTGGTTTGAAGAAGCCTATCAGATAGAAACGTTCGATAAATTTAGTACAGTTGTCGAATCTATACGTGGTTCTATTGATGATTCTGAATTTTTCAAACAGATAACGGTCACATTCAACCCATGGAGTGAGAGGCATTGGCTTAAACCTACATTCTTTGACGAAGATACTAAGTTGAACAACACATTTTCATATACAACAACTTATCGAGTGAATGAATGGCTTGATGAGGTCGATATTGCGCGTTATGAGGATTTGTACAGAACAAACCCTAGACGTGCAAGAATTGTTTGTGATGGAGATTGGGGAGTAGCAGAAGGGCTGGTGTTTGAGAATTTCGAGGTTAAGGAGTTTGACTGGGTTAAAAAGTTGAAAGAAAAGCAAGTTGTAGCTCATGGCAGTGACTTTGGGTTCACTCAAGATCCCACAACACTTATTAGTACTATCGTTGACTTAAAGAATAAAGAGTTATGGATATACGATGAGCATTATCAAAGAGGTATGCTAACTGATGAGATATATCAAATGTATCTTGATAAAGGACTGAAAAACGCAAAGATAATTGCAGATAGTGCAGAGAAGCGATTGATAACAGAGATTAAACGTAAAGGTATTTCTAATCTCAAACCATCTATTAAAGGTCAAGGTTCTATCATGCAAGGTGTTCAATTCATACAAGGTTTCAAAATATATGTACACCCAACATGTGAACATACGATAGAAGAATTAAACACATATACATTTGACCAAGACAAAGACGGTAACTGGTTAAATAAACCAATAGATGCAAATAACCATTTAATGGATGCATTGAGATATAGCCTAGAAGAATTCCATTTCCCTAGAAATAACAGAACGAATGTCAATATTAAGAAGAATATTAGCCGAGCAAAGGCTATGGGCTTATAAAGGAGGAAACACATGGCACACGTAAACAATTTTGAAAGAGATATTGAACGAAGAGAAATGCGCGATGAAATATACAGACGCGACGCGGTAGAAGTGTACAAATACGATGGAACAACACAAGACTTGTTAGACAACAGAAACGATATCAGCGACTTTATTCGTCATCATTTAGAAGCACAAGTGCCTAGACTTCAAATGCTAGATGATTATTATCAGGGTTTGAATTTTAACATCATGCGAAACAAAAGGCGTAGAGAAAAGCATTTAGCAGATAATAGAGCTGCTCATGACTTCGCTTCTTACATTACAGACTTTATTAACGGCTATTGCTTCGGTCATGCCATACAAGTGCAATCCGAAGGCGACATGACGCAAAATAAAATAGATAAATTGCATGCAATAAACGACATTGATAGTCACAATCGTTCATTGGGGTTAGATTTATCTATATTTGGTCGTGCTTATGAATACATCATACGTAATCAACAAGATGAAGTTAGAATTTATAAATCAGACCCACGCAATACATTTGTGATTTACGATACGAGCATTGAACAAAATAGTTTAATGGCAATTAGATATTGGCAAGTCGATGAAGAAGAAGCACACAGTCCTAATGAGAAAACAAACAATATCTACTATGTTGATGTAATTACTGATAATGCAACATATTTCTTTGTGGCAAACAGTGTTACTAACTTAGAGTTATCAGAGCGCAAACCTCCTGAAGCTCATTCGTTTGGCAAAGTAACGATTACAGAGTTTAGCAATAATGAAAAGCGACGCGGAGACTTTGAAAAGGTCATACCCCTTATTGACTTATATGATGAGGCACAATCAGATACAGCTAACTACATGAGTGATTTAAATGATGCAATGCTACTCATCAAAGGCAACGTTGACCTAAATGAAGAAGTAGCGACACTGCAAAAAGAGGCTAATGTGTTCCATCTAGCACCTCCTGAATATACAACGGTAGATGATAAAGTAACGGAAGGTAATGTAGACGCTCAATATATCTACAAACAATATGATGTAAGTGGTGTTGAAGCATATAAAACAAGAATTGCTAAAGATATTCATACACTTACTAACACACCAGATATGACTGATGAAAACTTTGGAGGTCAACAATCTGGAGAAGCCATGAAATATAAGCTATTTGGTTTAGAACAACGTACAGCGATTAAAGAAGGTCTATTTCGAAAAGGCTTAGTTAGACGTTACAAGTTAGTTGGAGAAATTATGAGTATCAATAGAGAAATAGATAAGGACAACCTTAGAGACTTGATATTCACATTCACAAGAAACTTGCCTAAGTCACTGACAGAAGAAATGCAAATGTACATCAATTCTGGTGGAGAAATCAGTCAGAGAACATTAATGTCTCTGGTTTCTTTCATAGACAATCCTAAAGATGAAGTTGAACGTATCAGAAAAGAACAAGAAGAAAAGATAAAACATTCTGATGAGTTGATGTTCAATGATCTAACTGATAACCAACCATCGGAAGAAGATGATGAAGCATCTGACAATAAGGAGTGATAATACATGACTTATTGGGATAAAAGAGCTCAAGAGATTATTAAAGATGAAACAATGAGTGATAAGGAAATGAGTCAAGAGATTGAACGCATTGTTAACAACATGATTGACGATATAGAGAATGAGATATCTAAGTTCTATGCAAGATATGCAGACAGTGAAGGTATTTCTATTTCTGAAGCTAAAAAAAGAGTGGATAACTTCGACGTTCAATCTTTCGCTAATAAAGCAAGGTCATACGTTAAAAACAATGACTTTAGCGATAGAGCTAACAGAGAACTTAAACAATACAACACAGCGATGTATGTGAATAGAGAGAAGTTACTTAAAGCGCAGCTAGGACTCATTGTAACGTATTCATACGCTCGTATAGAGCAATCTATTTATAATTATATGGAATCATCCTATTATCGTTCTCTTGAGCAACAAGCAGGTATTTTAGGCGAAACAATACATGTATCACTCAACGATGTAAAAACAATTGTCACTGCTCCATTTCAAAACTCTAATTGGTCACGTCGTTTATGGCGTGATATGAAAGTTGTTCGTGCTCATGTTGAAAAGGCTACAAGCCAAGTATTGTTAAGAGGACGACACCCTTATGAGTTTGTGAAAGAGTTCAGAAAAGAAACAGGTAATAGTACTTACGAAATAAGACGTTTACTCATAACAGAAACTGCTAGAGTGCAAACATTAGCTGCAAAGCGTCATATGTTAGAACAACATGGACCTGATGCAGAATATGAATATCACGCTAAGATTGATGGTAAGACAACGAAAACCTGTAGGCACTTAAACAATAAAGTGTTTAAAGTCAAAGATATGAAACCAGGTGTGAACGCTCCGCCTATGCACCCTTTTTGTCGGAGTGCTGTAGCGCCACACATCAATCCTAATTGGAGAGATGAATTCTTTGAAGAACGCAAAGGAAGATATTTTGGAGGTATTGTCAAGTGATTAAATAACTGAAAGGGAGGTGTTGCAATTGGCAGAAACAAACGATGTAACAAATACGCCGCCAGTTACCAACGAAGGTACTGCAAAAGAAATTGTAGATAATTCCATAGGCGATTATGAAGATGCAGATTGGGAAGAAGAGGAAATCATCGATACAGATTTTAGCGATGAAGAAGATTCAGAATATGAAGATGACTTTATGGAAGATGACGACGAATTTGAAGAAGACGAAAACTGGGAAGAAGAGTACGACTTTTCAGATGACTTTGATCAAGAGGATTTAGATTTCTTAGAGGGGCTTGGTGGTCCTGAAGATGAAACAGAAGAAGAGTACGAAGAGGATTACGAAACAGAGGAAGGCCTATATGACGTCACTGAACTTGATGGTGATACAATCGATGAGTATGACAAGTATGACGAAAGTTACTTACAAGACAGGTTAGATGATGTTTACGATGAATACAATCAAATCTTCAACAAAGAGCCTTCAGATATCATCAAAGATAGTATGACGACACAAGAAAAAATAGACAAAATTGTTGATGCAATTCAAGAGGGTGGTAGCGGTGTATAACGAACGTATTGCTGCAGCCCTTGAAGGCATTCACAAAGAACTCAAGCGTCTGAATGACACAAACCCTAGTAACCGAGCACAAGCGAAACAGAAAGAACCTGAGAAGAAAGAGTTTAAACCTAAAAATTTCATCTGAGGTGGTACTTATGTCAAAGCGTGAAGCAGTTGGTCCTGGCGTTACCGCGCCAATATCTCGTCAGTAGGATACGTTAACCTACTCGACCTCAGTAAGTCGTTAAACTGCTCAATATTAAAAAATACTGAGCGGGCTTAAATCAAATGCGAATATCAAATATATCTAGCACACTAATTGGGCTTAATTGACTAATTGGGGTGCTATTTTTATGCGATTAAACATTGAATTTAAGACTGAACGGGAGGATAAACAAATGGAATTAGTAGACAAAATGAAATTAAACTTACAATTCTTCGCTGAAGATAACGGAGATGAACCTGGAGAAAGTAAAGAAAATACGCCAGAAAACAATGACGATCAAAAGCAAGAAACGTATACAAGAAGTGAAGTAGATTCTCAAATCAGTAAAGCTGTTGATTCTGCTTTATCAAAACGCGAACGTAAGCACCAGCAAGAATTAGAACAAGCTCGTGAAGAAGCTAAAAAAGAGGCTGAAAGCTACGCTAATTTAACTGAAAAAGAGAAGAAAGACAAAGAATTTGAGAAACGCGAACAAGCCTTAGCAGAAAAGGAAAAAGAATTTAGATTACGTGAACTCAAAGCTGATGTGGAGAACGACCTTAAAGACAAAGGTCTACCTACTTCATTTGCAGAGTCATTAATCCATTTGGAAGATAACGAACAAATCAATGAAGTTGTCAACGCGATTAAGGAAGATTTCGACAGAGCAGTTCAAGAACAAGTAAAAGAAGCTACTCGTCAATCAACGCCGTCTGGACAACAAAGTGATGTATCTAGTAACAAAAAGACAAGCGATAGTTTTGCAGAAATAGCAAGACAAAATAGAATAATTCAATAAATTGGAGGCATTTTAAATGGTAAAAGTAAACCCACAAACATTCAATCCAGATAATGTAATGATGCATGAGCACAAAGAAGGGGAATTGTTAAACGATTTCAATGAGCCTATTCTTTTAGATGTATTACAAAACTCTAAAATCATGCAATTAGGTAAATACCAAGATATGGGCGGAAAGTCAGAGAAAAAGTTCACTTACTGGGCAGATAAACCAGGCGCTTACTGGGTAGGAGAAGGTCAAAAAATCCAAACTTCTAAACCTAGCTTACTTGAGGCATCTATGCGTTCTCATAAATTAGGTGTTATCATCGTTGCTTCTCGTGAATACTTAAACTACACTTACTCTCGTTTCTTCGAAGCAATGAAACCTCAAATCGCTGAACAGTTCTATAAAAAGTTTGACGAAGCAGGTTTATTAAATGTAGATAACCCATTCAAACAATCAGTAGAACAATCAGCTACTGCAGCTAACAATGTAGTAAAAGGAGATATCACTTTAAAAAATATCTTAGCTTTAGAGGACACTTTATTAGAAGATGATGTTGAAGCTAACGCTTTCTTATCTAAAACACAAAATCGCACTGCATTACGTGGAGTTCGTGATGAAGATACTAAAGAAAGCTATTATGACCGTTCTAACAACACACTAGACGGACTTCCAGTTGTTGACCTTAAATCAGATCAATTTAAAAAAGGCGACTTATACGCTGGAGACTTCAACAAAGTGTTTTATGGCATTCCTTACAACATGTCTTACAAAATTTCAGAAGATGGTCAATTATCAACTGTTCAAAATGCTGATGGTTCTCCAGTCAACCTATTCGAGCAAGAATTGATTGCATTACGTGTAACTATGGACGTTGCGTTCCATATTGCAGACGACAAAGCGTTTGCTAAATTAACAGCTGGTTCTGGTTCAACTGGTGGAAATACTGAAACCGTATAATTAATCGAGGAGGTCTAACTTATGGCTTATTCTTATAAAGTTGTACGCGACTTCATTAATAAAGAAGATGGTAAAGAGTATAAAGTAGGAGATGAATTCCCCACTGATATTACTAATGAACGTATCGAACAACTATTCCATAAACAAAACGTATATAACGAACAATATATCGCTTTAGATGTAGATTCTAAAGCAACTAAAGCAGAATTGTTAGAAGTAGCTGAAAAACATAGTGTAGACGTATCTAAAGACGATACAAAAGCGGTAATTATAAAAGCTTTGGAGGGATAGCATGGCTACATTAGAAAATGTAAAAATGTTACTCTCTATCGATGATGATAAGCAAGATGAACTACTCAAAATAATCATAAACAATACAGAAAAGCGTTTGGTTAGTTTGCTTCCTGTCGATATAGAAGAAGTTCCAGAACGATTGGAATACATTATCGAAGAAGTATCAGTCAAACGCTTTAATCGTGTTGGCTCCGAAGGAATGACACAAGAAAGTGTTGATGGTCGTTCTAATACTTTTCAAAGCAATGATTTTGATGAGTATATGGATGTTATCGATGCTTTATTTCCAAAAGAGACAAGTAAACGTGGTAGAGGTGTTTTCTATTGAGATACAACAAGCGCGTGAAGTTCTCTAAGGAAATTAAAGGTGGTTACAATCCTAAAACAAGTAAGTACGATGTTAAGGAGCAAGTGTACAACGAAGTTCCTTGTAATATATCTCCTTTATCCCCACAACGTACTAATCTTGAGTATGGAGATGTAACCAAAGATATTAATGTCATTCGCTTAAATGGTCGTTTTGAACCAAAAGTGACTCATGCTTATATCAAAGATTCAAAGTACATTATCACTAAACGTATCGACTATGAACACGACACTGTATTCTATGCAGAGGAGGTTAGTTGATGGCTAATGATATTGACGCTCTAATCAGCAAACTAGAGTATATGTACGACAACATCGATGACGATGTAGATGAAGTTCTAAAAAATAACGCTGGAGAATTTGCTAAAGATACTATAGTTAGTGCTGAAGAAGTAATGGATAAAGGTTACTGGACAGGAAATTTAGCTAGAATGATTAAAGATACCAAGGTTAGAAAAATGAAATACGCGATAACTTCTAATGCAGGATACAGTTCGTTCCTTGAATACGGTACGCGTTACATGGAACCCGAAACGTTTATGTTCCCTGTTTATGAAAGATATACTCGACAAGTCAGAGAGGACCTCAAAAGATTAGTAGAGATATAGGTGGGTACATGTAATGAAACAATCAGCTAAACTTCAACTATTCAATTACTTATACGAAAAATTTAGTGAACTTGGTGTCCCTGTTATTGAAACAAAAGAGTTAAACCAAGAGTTGTCTTATCCTTTCATCGCTATTCAAACTACTACAGATAGCATGAACGTGTTAACTTTTGACAGTTTCGGTGGTAATCCTACCGCTACCGTTCATTTGTGGGGGTTAGATGATGATAAAGGGATAAACGATAACTTGCTTATGCAAGTTCAAAATATCATGTTAGACGATATTCAACTCGATGGTTTTAGTTTGTTTAATCCACAGTTAGATATCAACGAAGCTATCGAAATAGAAAGTAATCAAGCATTATCACATATAACAATAAATATCGAATACACAAGTCATTAATTGGCTTGTTTTTTTATACAATTTTTTAGGAGGGAAAAACCTATGGCAATTAAACAAGGTACTGATGAGTTAGTCTTGATTCGTAAGGCTGGCGATAAAAAAGATGCAAATAAAGTAATGTGGGTAACAGAATTAGAACGCGAAACTGAAAAAGATAGAGATACAGAAGCCACAGTTGATGGTCCTGTTAACTCTGGAGGTACTTTAGAGTCTACTGTAACTATCACTTGCTACATGAATCAAGATGATACGTTATGCGATGAAATCGAGGACGCTACAGAAGAAGATGTACCATATGAATTATGGGTAATTAATAAAAAAGTGAAAAATTCGGAAGGTAAATACAAAGCTGAATATCGTCAAGGTTATTGGAATAGTATTGACCGTACAAATGACGCTGATGATATCGCAGAATTCGAAACAGAATTTGGTGTATATCTTAAAAAGAAACGTGGCTGGGCTACTTTACCAGAACAAATCGAGAAAAACAAAGCAGCTTATGGCTTCCACGATACTATTGCCGCAGATCCTGCGAACGATGGTCTTGCTTCAGAAGATATCCCACAACCTAACCAACCTAGCACAGTAGAAAGTGTATAACCATGAGGGCTTCAAAGCCCTCTTTTCTTTTTGACTAATAAAATAAAGTGAGGTAATTAAAAATATGGAAATCAAATTTAACGGTAAAACAATCGAATTATCATTTGGATTAAAGTTCTTAAACATCATTGATAAAGAAATGGGAATGGAAGCTGAACAAGTTAACTTTGGTAAAGGTACAGAAATGTTAGTACCTGCATTAGAAAGCCACAGTGTAGTAGATGTTGCAAAAGTGATTAAAGCTGCAACAGCACAAGAAAAAGGCGCTCCTAAAACAGAAAAAGATTTAGAAGAAGTACTTGAAGATATTATTCTAAATCAAGGTTTAGAAGAATTCTGCAACGAAGTTATTGAGGAACTGGGAAAGAATGTTTTAACCCAAAACCTTCTTCCGAAAAAATACAAAAAGAACAGCAAGAAGTAGAGGAAGAAGTATTAACGTTTGATCGTATTGTTATCTTATGCATGAGTAAGCTCAAAATCTATGATTTAGATGTTATAGAGCGAATGACACTTAGAGAGTTTAACTATCGTATGTACGCCTTAGAATATGAACAACTAGATAGAGACATGGATATGTACAAACTAGCATTTGCTATTAGAGACGCTGCTGCAGAGAAAAAGAAACGTGGCGGTAAAAAAGGCGAAACAGAATATCGCTTCAAAAGTGCCGATGATATTATGCATTATCAAGAAAACATTCAACGATTGAACAAAGGCGAACCTGTGAAGTTCGCTTCTGAAAGCAAATTTGAGGAGAATATGCCTCCTAAAGATTTACTTCAACAAATTGCAGAACTTAATAAATAAGGAGGTGGGGAACACGTGGCAGAAGCTAATTACAGTATTAAAGCGACAATAGAAGCTAATGCTAAGAAATTTAAAAGTGCTATACAAGCAGCTAAAAACACAGCAGAGCGTTTTAAAGGCACTATGGATAAAATCAAAGATAATGAAATTGATGCAGATGCATCTGGTGTAACTACTGCAGTAAACAAAGCTAAAAAAGAAATAGAATCATTTAATAACACTCGCGCAGAAGCTGATCTTGATATAGATATTGACGAAGTTAAAAGCAAAGTGCAAATAGCTGAAGAATATGTACGCAAATTCGATGCTTACAGAGGCGACGCAGAGTTAGACGCTAATGTAGCAAGCGCCAAAGCTAATATTGAAGAAGCACAAGCATATTTAGAACGCTTCGACGGATCAAATGCTAATGCGCATGCTGATGTTGACGCAAGAAGAGCTATATCAACGTTATCTAAGCTACAGATTGATTTAGATATGTTTGACGGAAATTCTTACAGTGCTCATTTAGATGCAGATGCTACAAAAGCTCGTGTAGCTATAGCAGAAGCTAAGAAGTCGCTCAATAGTTTTGCTAGGCAAAAAGCGAAAGCTACTGTAGAAGTTAACGAAGGCGCCGCAGTTTCTAAAATTTTGGCGCTTAAAGCGATGTTACGTTCAATTCCTAACCGAATACACACTAGGATAGATGTTGACTCTGACAAAGCACAAGGAGCATTTAGAGCGATGGTAGCTGGTATCGATAGCTCTATGAACTCTTGGAATGCTTTGGCTACACGTATTAGAACAATTGGTACTGTTATTTCTAATATGGTAAAAGGTGCGTTGATTTCCAACTTAACCTTAGTCGTTCCTATCATTGCTGGAATGGTACCTGCATTATTTGCTGTTCTTAATGCTATCGGGGTTGTAGCTGGTGGAGCTGCAGGATTAGCAGCTGCATTTGGTGTTGCTGCAGGTGGAGTTATGGGATTTGGAGTTATGGCTGCAAGTGCTATTAAAATGCTTAACGATGGAACTCTACAAGCTACAGCTGAAACGAAAAAGTACGAAAGTGCCTTACAAGGTGTTCAAGATGCTTGGCAAGGTATTATAGAGAAAAACCAAAGTCAAATCTTTAACACAATGGCTAATGGCTTAAACATGATTAAAGTGGCATTAGCAGGTTTATCTCCTTTTATTAGTGGCGTGTCTAAAGGAATGGAACAAGCAAGTGCTAAAATGCTTGATTGGGCTAAAAACTCTCAAGTTGCACAAAAGTTTTTCCAAATGATGGGCACAACAGGAGTAAGAATATTCAACAATATGCTAAGTGCAGCTGGAAACTTCGGAAGTGGTGTTGTAAGTGTTCTTACGCAGTTAGCTCCACTTGCAGATTGGGCTGCAGCAGGATTTAAAAGAATGGGACAAGCTTTTAATTCATGGGCTCAATCTTCTGCAGGTCAAGAAGCTATTAGATCCTTTGTTGAATATACTAAACAGAACTTACCGTTAATCGGACAAATATTCGGAAATACCTTCAAGGGTATTTTTAACCTCATGAAAGCATTTGCGCCGAATACACACTCTATATTAGAATCTCTAGCGCAAATGTCTGAAAAGTTTGCTTCATGGAGTGCTACGATAGCGCAATCAGACGGATTTAAAAAGTTTATGGACTACATCAATACAAATGGTCCTAAACTAATAACATTATTAGGTAATATAATTAAAATCATCATTAATGTGGGAACAGCTATGGCGCCACTAGCTGCAGCTGTATTAGATGTTGCTATTGCGATTACAGATTTTATCGCTAAATTAACGGAGGCGCACCCTGCTATTGGTATATTATTAGGCTTAATCGCTACATTAGCTGGTGTATTCATGACTTTAGGACCGCCTATCTTAGGTGTTATCGATTTTATTGGAACTTTCGTCAAAGCATTGACTGGTGCAGGAACGGTTATAGAAGCACTTAGTACAATCGGTTCAGCACTTAGTGGAGCACTAGATACTGTTGCTTTAGCGTTCATGTATTTAGATGCCCCGATAATAGCTATTGTTGCAGCAGTTGCAGCAGTAATTGCTATATTCGTTGCTTTATGGAACTCATCAGAAGTATTAAGAAATGCTGTGAGCGACGCGTGGAATGCTATTAAAGATGCAGTAGGGAACGCAATACAAGCTGTTATTGGATTTTTAGGAGATTTGCTTTCTCAAGCTCAAGATATCATGGGACCTTTAGTTCCTATATTTAAAAACGCTTGGGATAATATCGTAAAAGTTGTAGAAACGGCGATTCAGTTGATTTCTCCAATTGTTTCACAAGGTTTCCAAGCGTTAGTAGCTGTAGTGAGTACAGTATGGACAGTAATTACAACTGTAATCAAAGTAGCTTTTGATATTATCATCGGCATTATTACCGTAGCTTTACAGTTACTTAGCGGTGATTGGTCGGGCGCTTGGCAAACAATATTAAAAGTTGGACAAAATATTTGGCAAAATATTGTATCTGCAGCTCAGGCTATATGGGATATTTGGAGTAAATATTTACAACAAACTTGGCAAAACGCAGTCAACTTTTTCAGTACAATATTTGGCGCGTTAATTGGTATTGCAAGTTCTATTTGGAATGCAATTGTCAATGCCGTTATCTCTGTAGTTAGTGGATTGGGAACTTTCTTATCCAATATATGGAGTGCAATTGTTGCTATGGCACAATTCCAATGGAACGTTTTAGTAACGGTAGCACAAACGATATGGACTGCTATTGTTACAGTAATAACAACTATAATTACAACATTAGTTACAATTGTTACTACGATTTGGACTGCAATTGTTACAGTTACACAAACGATTTGGACAGTTCTTGTTACTATTGCACAAACTATTTGGACTGCGATATCAACGGTCGTTATGACTATCGTTAATATCATCGTTACTATCGTTACAACAGCTTGGACAACGATTTCTACTGTAACATCTACTATATTTGGTGTTATTTCTACGATAGCATCTACTATATGGAATGCTATCAAAGGAGTTATACAAGGTGTAGTTACAATTATCGTTGGTATCGTCAGTGGAAGTTGGGCTAGATTAAGCGCTATTACAAGTTCTATTATGACTTCAATTTCTTCTTTAATAACTTCTTTATGGAATTTAATTAAAAGTACAATTATAAACGCTGTAATGGGTGCTGTTCATGCAGCAGTAAGCGGATTTATGAACATGCTTAGTTCTATAGGTTCAGCTATGCGTGGTATTGTCAACGCAGTTATTAATGGTATGCATAATGTTGTGAATAATGTTAGAAATGGTGTGACTAATGCAGTGAATGCTGTCAAAAACTTTGTAGGACAATTCGCTAGTGCCGGAATGGATTTAATGCGTGGCTTAGTTAACGGTATCAAACAAGGTATGTCTTGGGTAGTCAATGCTGCAAAAAATGTAGCTCAAAATGCAGTAAATGCTGCTAAAAGCGCATTAGGCATTCACTCTCCATCAAAAGTGTTTAAAGGAATTGGTGGTTACACAATGGAAGGTTTCGCTATTGGTATCAATAGTGAAGGAAAAAATGTGATATCAGGCATGGGTGCAATGGCTCAAAGAGTATCTGATGCTTTTGATCCAAGTCTAAATGTACCAAGTATACAAAGAGACCTTAAGAGTGCGAGTGCATCAGCTAATGCTAATATCACTCACACTCACGAATATAAAACAAACCCATCACAACGTGTTGTTACTGTAAAAATGGATGTTAACAACGACGCTTTAACTCATATTGTCAACGGACAAAATGCAGATAGAGATGCAACATTCACATTCTAGGAGGTCAGGCAATGGATTTAGAAATTAAACAAAAAGATGGATATAAATATAAGTTGTCTGACTTCGGTTTTCGAGTGAAAGATATTGTCATCGAAAGTCCGGAGATAGAGGACAACTATGAAACAAAAGAAAATACAAGCGGTCGTATGTTACTTAGCAGTCAGTATCGTAAAAGAAAAATTACGGTACCCTGCTATGTAGTTAGTACGAAACTTAATGATATACCAAGATTAAGAGATAAATTTTATGATTTGACAGTAAACACTGAACCTGTATGGATTAGAGAACTTAGATATGCCGAAGAGCATAATTACAAGTTTTTACAACCGACGGAAGATGACTATCAATCGTACGATAAATATGGTTATCCAGTATTCGATCATAATATGATGAACGATAATTACTATACTAGTGGTAAACAGTATCAAGTTAAATGTTCATCAGTAATAACACCTGATAATAAAGGTAATGTGATTAACTTCGACTTAGTTTTTGAAACAATTGAAATACCTTTTGCCGAGAGTATTGGTACTTCTTTAGATTTAGAGAACAAACCTAACAAAGCATTATGGTCTAATGATATGTTAGTACCATTTGACGAAGAAAACGACAAAAGAACATACACTTTTACTAATATTTGGAATAACAGTGTTTATTACCATGGAAATGTACCTAATAACGAATTTAAACTCTATAAGAAAGTAACTATCGTTTTAGGTAAAAATGTAAGCAGTAAAGAAAGCTTCCAATTTACGTTAGGAAAATCTGATTATATGAAAATAAGTAATATTAGTTTGAAAAAAGGCGACAAGATAGTGTATGACGGAGTTCAAACGTGGAGAAACGGCACTCCAATTAATCATCGTTGTACAAACGCTCAACCTAAATTCTATCCTGGTTGGAATGATTTTGCTTTCAATCAACAGGTTAAGTCAGTAACTTTTGATATGAAATTTTATTATAAGTAGGTGGTTATTAAATGCCAGTATTATTTAGCCCTATAAGAGGAATAGGCGAGCCAGTTTATGTCACTACTACAACAACATCAAAGTTAGGTTCTGAAACAGTTGTACAATGCAAATTGCTTGAAGATAAATATAACTATAATGTTATACGAGGTATTGATAAACGCTGGACACTGACGCAGTTAACAGGACCTAATGACAAGAGAGAATACGTTGCTTATATCATCGATAGACAAACACATGGTAGAAATCAAGAAGTTGCTGTAACACTTAGAGAGAAGCCGATAGATATCATTAAGAGAAAGAGAGTGTATGACAAAATAGATGGTCCTCATAAACCACCCGACTTTTTCGAAAAGATATTTAAAGGAACTGGACTTAAATTCAAAGTGCCTGACAATATGTTTGTTTCTGAAATCAAAGATTCTGGCGAGGGAGAAAGTGTTGAGGATCTATTGAAAAAAGGATTAGAAGCATGGGATTTAGAGTTTGATATACATCATGATTACAAAACAAACACGTATACTTTTGAATTCACTCCGTATTTAGAGAAACAAGCAACTTATCATATTGATGATGAAATTAACGCAAACAATATGAAATTAGAAGAAGATAGTGGCCAGATGTATACCTATGTTAAAGGGTACGGTTCTTATACTGATGAAGAGGGTTTAGATGGTGCAGGTCTTATTGTTGAATTTGAGCACCCTAATATGAAAGATTACGGTAGGTTTGATGCACCACCTGTTAAAGATGGTTCTATTACTGATCGCGATATTATGCGAGCTAGATTGCAAGCTGTTATTAATGCATCTATAAAACGCTCTTTAACTTTGGATTTTATAGCTTTGCGACAACATTATCCTAATGCAGTGCCTAGAGTTGCAGATATTGTTAAAGTTAAACATTCTATATTAGGTATCAATGAATTTATGAGAATTGTAGAAGTTAAAACTATTAGAGACGCTGAAAATAAGATAGTAAAACAAGACGTAACTTTAGGAGATTTCAATCGTCACAATCGCTATTTAGAACGAATTAGTCAAGCAGCACAAGTTGTAGGTGGTTTAGGTGGAGGATTTGCTAATTCATATCGAACAACATACGCAAAAGCAAATGCAGCTATTACTTCTACAAGAAAGTCCATTGACTCTAACAAAGCATTGCATGGAAACGCCAATGGAATAAGAGCAATTGTAGAAAAGGACCACATACTAGAATATAACAGAAATGGTAAATTCCGAGTGTCTCACGATCGTGGTAAGACATGGCAAGTTATCGCAAGCGCTAAAAGTGGGTTTAACAAATACGTAATACCAAAAGCAACAGATAAAACATCTGGACTGATGAGTAATAATGATAAAAAGAAAGTCGATAGACTTCATTATAATCGTCTCAAAATGCAAGGTGAAAATGGTAAGTATTACAACATTACAATAGATAAAGATGGAAAACTACAAGTTAAGGAGGCGTAGCAATGCGAAAGACTATCTACACAAAACTAGATACTTTATTTAGTTCGCGTTATGTTAGAGAAAACGAACTCAATTACATTGCTATAAGAGATATGCTTACTAACATCGAAGAAATATTAGTAAAGCATGGAAAAACTGAAAAGCGAGCACATAACGCTGAACAAATTGTATATACATTGCCTACTGGGCCTAATGTTACTGTAGGACAAGAATTAGGATATCAAAGTAAACGTATTAGAAATTTAGTATTAGGAACAATTGGTAATGGTCTACAAGAAGTGAGAGACAGTCGTACATCAATTGACGCTCAAAACTTCCCTATACTTTCAGAAAGATTAAGACATGACTTTACTAGAATAGATGAGAAAGTAGATAAAGAGATGAATGTAGCTGATGATGCTACTTATCTGTTTACGCCACCATTTATCGCTAGTGCAGAACAAGGTGTTAATGAAACACCTAATAATAACGACCCCGATTACAATAGAAAAGTGTTTTATGACAAATTTGTTGACAACAAGTATGTTACGAAAAAATATGTAGGTAAAGATCAAAGCAATCAGTACAATGTTTATGCTTATAATTTCAAACCTCAAAACTATACAAAAACCTTACTCATCACATCATGTATACACGGGAATGAATACAGCGCATTTTATGCTATAAGTCGATTTATGGATTTAGTCGTCAATGAATGGAACAAGTATTCACAACTCGCTTATATACGTAAAAACGTTAGGGTGGTTATAGTTCCTATTGTTAACCCTTGGGGCTTTGCTAATAATGAACGCGAGAATGTAAATAATGTAGACTTAAATCGTAATTTTGACTATTATTGGTCAAATGGTAGTGGTACACGTTCTACTGGTAAAAACTACAAAGGGAGTAAGCCGTTTAGTGAGAGAGAAAGTAGAAACATGAAAGCCTTAGTAGAAAGTTTAGGAGATATTACAGCTCATGTCGATTGTCATAATATTATTTCTCAAGTAAGTGACTATTGCTTATTCTATCCGCGTTTTGCTAACCAACCTAACAATGTAATGACTGAACTACTATCTGAAATATCAGATCATGGCGACTATGTTACATGGGGGTCAAGTACCTTAGCTTCATTTAGTAACTGGGTAGGTATTAAGCATGGTACAACTTCTTTCTTGCCTGAAGTATACGAAGGCAGAGCTGGAAAACCTAGAGGTGCTCAAGAGATGTGGCGTTCAGTTTACTATTTAGGAAACATCATAGTTAAATTAGCTAAATTGGACACTAACAAAGAAGGAAGAATTGCTAATCAACCTATTGTAAAATCTTTGGTTTATAGTAGCAGATTTGATAAAAAAGATACTAAACCATTTTCTCTTATTGCAAAAAAAGATTACCAACGTATGCTAATGACACAACAAAGGTTCCAAGTTACAGCTAATGGCTTTGTAGAGTTAAACGGTTCTATTACTGTTGAAGTTGATAGAGATACAACGATAGCTGTAGCACCATATGTTGTACAAAACTATCACCCGTACAGCGGTAATGGAAAAAGTAGAAAACGTCACTTATACAGAGTGAGAATGCCAGTTAAAAAAGGTTGGCATACTATCCCGCTGCATGCAATAGCTCCTGTTCAATATTCAACAACGAGTCCAAACAACGTACACAGATCAAACGAAGTTATGGGTGTTGTTGATATATTAAGAACTAAAGGTGTTGCAAAGGTTAGAAACTTAATTATCAACCTTACTTTTACACCTTCACATTCACACACAGCAGTTCAAATTCTTAAATCTGGTGGGTATGGTAACCAAAAAGAAAAAACATTCCATCAAGTTTATCCTAATAAGCCAAGCGCATATACTAAGACAAACAAAATTATTCATAAAACTAAAAAGAAAAAATAAGGAGGCTTCATAATGGATGGATTTTACAAAGAAGCTAGAATTACTACTGTCGACGAACCTTATTTAAAACCGATATCTGACGAAGGTATCGGTTTTTATAATATGGATATAAATACTGCGGTATTAACTTTTCAAGTACGTAGAGAAATAAACGGGGAAAGTTATCCCCTAGAGATTAGCGAAGCTAACACTGAGATAACAGCTTATTTTGTTTCCGATAACGGTTCTTCAACCGGAAGGGTTAAAGTTGAATATGTTAATCCTATGAAAGGCATTATACGTTTAACTTTAGACAGTAATTTTCTAAAGGCTTCTACCGACACTCATGTGACTGGTCAAATTTATATCAAAGCAGTTGGTCGTAAAGATACAGTTGTACTTAACGAGTTTCGCTTTTACGTAAAAGATGCATTAATTAACCAAATAGATGCTGATATTAAAATCAGATATATTAGAGAAATTGACGATCTTGTTGATTTAGTAAAAGACAGAATTGATACTGTATCGAAAGAGTTAGAAAGCGTTCAAAATGCTGAAGAAGAATTCATGAATTTTGTAAATACTCAAAAGACAGAATTTGTCAAACAAGTTAAAGATTTGCGGGAACAAATGGAAAGTTTCGCAAAACAAACCGAAACAGAGTTAACAGACTATCTAAATAATATTAACGATAAAATTTTAGAGGTCAACGAACGACTAAATTCGGCAACTGAAGGAGTTATAACAGAGGAAAACTTAGACGAGCACCTTATCAACTACGCTAAAAAAGATGAAGTTAATCAGCAGTTATCTAAGAAGGCAAACGAAGATGAATTTAAGATGCTTTCTGATGGTTTAGATGAATTAATACAAAACAAAGTTAATGAAGCTATAAAGAGTGCTACAGGCCAATTATCAGCACTTACAGAAGCCGAAGGTTTTGCTATTAGGTTAGATGATGTTGACTTATCTACTATGAACAAAATTGATAAAACTGGTTTTTACTACCTTTACAACCCTACAAATTCTCCAGATCCCGATAATCAAAGTGGCTATGCTATCGTTATTGCAAGAAGTGACACATACAAAAAAGTATTATTTATGCCTTACAACAGACACAGAATATACTCTCGTAATATGATGGGCGAAACTACAAGATGGGGTTCTTGGTATGACGCTACAAAAGGCGTGGTAATTCCCGGATCTAATCCAGTTGTTTAGGAGGTAAGTCATAATGAAGAAAAACTCAATAACTTATTCGTTAACCTTTTTAATGGTTTTAGGTTTTGGCGCTCTAATGTTTGAAAGAGGCTTCTTTTGGACAAGAGAACAAGAAACTATTATTAGAGACAGCGATTTTTATTTAGCACTACACCACGTTATGCCTATTTGGATTTGGGGCATACTAGCAATGGTGTTTAGTGCTTTTATAATTGTTGCACCTTTCTTTCTACCTACACAAAAGTTAAACAACATATTTAACTACCTTATTTGTATTGGGGGTTGGGGTAATGCTTGTTTTTACTTTTTAATGACATCAGCGAGTATGTTTCATGCTATTAATTGGCTTTCTCCTTTGCAATTTTCTACTTTCACTATGATTTGTGGAATTATGGGATTCTATGGAGGTGTGGAGATTGTCGGAAAAAGAAGATAAGTACGTATTACGTACTGAATGGATACAAAACACCGGTAAGATTTATGAAAAAATCAACGAAAACGACAGAAAGCACATCGAAGCGTATAGCGCTCTCGATAAAAGATTAGAAAAGCAAACAGGATTACAAGAAAAGCAATTCGAATCTCAAGAAAGATTGGAAAAGCATTTAGAAAAAATTAGCAGCGTCATAGAAAAAGTAGGCTCAGAATTTACAGATGTAAAATATACTGTTAAATCACATGAAGCTCAATTAGAAAACATCAATAAATCAATTTCCGACAAACAAAAAGGAAATGTTCAAGTAGTAGTAGCGTTAATTAGTGGTGGTTGTGCAATTATTGCAGCAGCATTCGGTTTAGCCTCCGTAATATTTTAAGCTGACACTTCGGTGTTGGCTTTTTATTTTGATTGAAGAAAGTAGGTGTGTAAATGGCTATACTACCTAAAAGCGGAAAACCAACAGCCTCGCAAGTTGTAGATTGGGCTAAATGGATGGCTAAAAATCATAAAGGGGTAAATATTGACGGAAGATATGGTTTCCAGTGTTAACTTTCTAGCACCATTAGTGAGTAATCATTAATGCAAACTCCTCTAATTCATGGGAAACCTAAACAAGTGATGTTGTAGGTAATCATGAGCGAAGCCTAGTAATAGGAACGTGCAACGACTAGTCAAAAGACGTACGCTCAAGCGAGTGGAAACGGGGAGCAACCCAATGGGTTGATGATATAGTCTGAACATTCATAGAAATATGAAGAAGGTAGTAAGTAGCGAATACTATCGTAACAATATTGTGGGATTTACCTAACTATATCTTTCAAAGATATTGGCATTTTAGAACTTGGGGAAATGCAAATGCTATGGCAAACCGCAGTCAATACCCTAATAGATCATGGAAAATTTATAGAAATACAGCTAGCTTTGTTCCAAAGCCCGGGGATATAGTTTGTTGGACTTATGGTCGGGCTGGACATACTGGAATTGTTGTAGGTCCTAGTGATAAAAACACCTTCCGAACGGTAGACCAAAACTGGTACCATGCAAACCAATGGAGTGGTTCGAGAGCAGCGTTTGTTAATCATAACTACAACGGTAATGGTGGGAACATTTATTTTGTTAGACCACCTTATAAAGCTGAGAAAAACCCTCCTAAACCAAGCGGCGGTTCTGACACTCCAAGCACACCAACAACAGATAATAACAAAACAGTAACGGTTAAGAAGAAACAAACACATATCAATTTCACTATAGATGATGGTGAGCCAACATATCCTGAATTTATCCGACACGATATTGTTCAAGGTAAAGATAGAGGTCATAATCCTAAGAAAGTGACTATAAGAAACGCAAATACAATGTGTTCAGTTCTTGACCTATACTTTGATAGGGAAAAATATCTTACTGATAAAGAATATCCTCACTATTTCGTAGATAGAAACCATATATGGCAACCTAGATTAGAAATGTACGAAGTACCTAGTCACCCTGATAATATCGTTATTGAAGTGTGCCAAGATTTATCAGCAAGTAAAGATGATTTTATTGTCAACGAGATACACACAATGCTACAAGCAGTGTTCAGAATGAAATATCAAGGTATACCAGTTAAGCCATCTTCTATTGAAGTTGACACATCTAATATTTGGCGAAGCGTATACGAGCATGGAGCTTGGGATATATCACTCAATGGATTGCCACCTAAGAAAAACATAGACAAAACAATCAATGGATTACTATATCTATATAAAAACAGTAAGAAGTTACTTTCTGAAATCCCTAAAGATAAAGTTAAGACTAAAACTATTAAAGTTACAGTTCCAGCATCTAGTGTTAATAAGAATACAACTACAACGACAAACAAAAAAGGAAGCAAAGCGCCTACTGTGGTTGTTTCAAGAAGTGCTTATTCATTCAAGAGAGCGGTAGCTATCCAAATGACAAAATCTCCTCAAATAAACTACGGTAACGGGTGGTATGGTGCAAGTTACTCGGCAACACTTAACGCTATGAATTCGCTTAAAATTTGGAATAGTAAAACTCAAAAATATCAAATGCTCAATCTTGGTAAATATCAAGGCGTTTCAGTTTCAGCACTTAATAAGATATTGCGCGGTAAAGGTTCTTTATCCGGGCAAGGTAAAGCAGTTGCTTATGCTTGTAAGAAGTATAACCTTAATGAAATATACTTAATTGCACATGCCTTTCTGGAAAGTGGTTATGGTACATCTTACTTCTCAAGCGGTCGTGCGGGTGTTTATAACTACTTTGGTATTGGTGCGTATGATTGGAACCCTAACTATGCTATTACTTACGCTAGAAATAGAGGTTGGACTACTCCAGCCAAAGGTATTATTGGTGGTGCTAAATTTGTAAGACGAGGTTATATTAGCAAAGGTCAAAACACTTTATACCGTATGCGTTGGAACCCTAGACACCCAGGCAATCATCAATATGCAACTGATGTACGTTGGGCACAAGTTCAAGCGACAACCATCAAAAGTTTATATGACAAGATTGGAATTAAAGGTGTTTATTTCATTAGAGATAGATATAAATAACAGGGCTATGTGCTGACAGCATGTAGCCCTAAATTATTAAAAAGAGGTGTTTTTATGGAAACTTACAAAACCGGTACAGTTAATACAATCATCAATGAAAATGGCGTTGATTTAGGCAGCATAAACGTTAATCTGTACACAATGGATAACAAGACATCTGTTATTGATATCCATATTAAGAAAAAGAACATTATTAATGAAAATCAAGAATACATCTCTGTGAATTTTAATCAGACGAAATTCGAACCTGTATTACATGTTTTTGCACAAGATGGTTCTATATTCACTAATGAGCCATTAGAAATAGTTAAAGCTGAAGAAGGCTTTGTAAGATATATTATCCCTGAATATATCACTAAACATGTAGGGCAAATGCAATGTAAATTATTCTTAGAAAATCCTGAAAATAACGATAGCACGCATGTTGCTAACTTTTATTTTACTGTTAACGACAGCGGTATAACTAAAAGTGTAGGAAAAGAAATACGTGTGGAATTACTAGATGATATCGTAGAAAAAGTAATGAAAGACAATGTAGATATCTTCAAAGGACCTAAAGGAGATACTGGAGAACAAGGTCCAGCAGGACAAGACGGTAAAGATGGTAAAAATGGCATTAATGGTATCGATGGTATAAATGGTAATCCAGGCCCTCAAGGTCCACCAGGACGAGATGGGAAAGATGGTGTTGACGGACAAGATGGTTCAGATGGAAAGTCATTTGACTTTGCAAGTCTTACAGATGAACAAAAAGCAGAAATCACACCTAAATTACCTGATTTTAGCAACTGGCAACAGTACAGATTTACTGAAAACGATGGAGGTCGAAAATGGCTTGGGACTCTGTCACAACCGATAGAAACATTAGAGCCCGGTCTATACGAGTGTCTTATACCCAATGACTACAAATCTGTAAACGCACCTGCTGACCCAGACGGTGCAGCTTATATAGCAGAAATTAACGTTACAAAAGGTCAAATTGGCAGAAAACATATTATTCTTATCCAGAACTATTATAATGTTATTTGGTCAAAAACTATTTTCACTAATAATAACGACAGAGGCTGGGTCTTATTAAACGGTGGCGATGAAAATAACCAAAGATATAAATTAACTGAAGATAATGGTAAAAGTTCAACAGTTGATTTAAATAATGATATAAAAAAACTACAAGACCTAGCGCCAGGAATGTATTATTTAACTAATGTCCCTAAACTACCAACTGGAGTAAATAACGAAGGTAATGCTATATCGGTTTATAAAAACGAAAAAAGTTTCACGCCTAAACGACAAATACTTTATATACCATTCGATACTGGCGATATTTATATTGCAAACAATTATACGAGCTTTACTGGTTGGAAAAAAGTAGGTGTTGCTATAGAAGATACTGGTTGGGTACCTTTGCCTCTTTTAAATGGTGCTGAAACATATGCATATAGCGATTCTTATTTACCAGTTTGTTATAGAGTTAGGAAAACAGGAGATAACAAAACAGTTCAAATTATAGGAAATATCAAAAAGTTATATACTGGTTCGGTTTTCGCTCAACTACCTTTAAATATTGCTCCTATTAAGAATGTTGAATTTAAATTAAACCAAAGAATAGGCACTAGCAATGCGGTGGCATATTTGGCAAGTGACGGAACGATAAAAGTTGTAGGTTCTGTTGAAGCAGATAGCACTTATATGATTAATCTCACATACATGGTTTAGGAGGCATTTAGATGATACAAATTTTTAGAAAATCTGATGGGAAACCTTTCCTTATAGATGAAAGTAAAGAAGGTTACGACAAAGACTTATACACTGAAATTATGCCACCAAGCAGTTTATACTGGCCGGTTAAATTTGACGGTGGCGAATGGGTTGGCACACCATACGAGGAATGGAAAAGACAACAAGTAGAAGTACCTAAGCAAGACACAGAAATTCATAAAGATCAAATTATAGCAGAATTATCTCTTGAATTAATCAGAACACAAGAAGAATTAAACGATGTAAGAAAAGATATATCTGATTTAACTATGCAATTGTTAGGAGGAAATGCTAATGCATGATATCGGAGTTAAATATTACAAAATGGGTTTTTATACAAATGAACAATTTGCGCTATTTGTTAAAAGAGGATTTGTAACACCTGAAGAATATTTCGGATTAACTGGTGTTGAATACGATCCCGAAAAAGCACATGCGTAGAATTTATTAAGAGTCGACGTTTTACGTTGGCTCTTTAATTTATCTAAAGGAGATGTTTTTTTGAAAATCAACTGGATTAATCGTTTTAAAAACGGAACAACATTAACTGCTTTAGTTGGTGCTGTATTATTATTTGCTAAACAAGTAACCGAAGCATTTGGTATAGATATATCAAGTCAACTTGAAACAATCAGTAGTATTCTGGGGAGTATTATTACAATACTTGTAGCATTAGGTGTTGTTACAAACCCTAACACTAAAGGATTTGCTGATGCTGGTATTGACCTAGAACTAAATAAACCGCGTAATCAAGAAACGCACCCTGTACAGTTTAAAAGTGAGTCAGGCGCAGTGAAACCTGAAAGTTTCGATACTAACGAACCATTCACTGACGATTCTGACGAAGAAGAATTTGAATTTGATAATGGTGGAGGAGGAGCTCCAGATGAAAACACAATCTCAAATCAATAAACGTTTAAGAGATTATAAAAACGGTGTAGTAGATAGTCCATACAGAGTTAAACGTTGGACGAGTTATGACGCTTCCTTTGGTGCTATGGAACCAGGTTGCATTGATAAAGACCGTGCTTATCACGCACAGTGTATGGACTTGGCGATAGATTATGTAATGTGGTTAACTGATAATCAAACAGAGATGTGGGGCGATGCTAAAAGCTCTATAAAAAACAAATTCCCAAAAGGTGGAAGATTGTAGAGAACAAACCGTCAACGATACCCCAAAAAGGTTGGATAGCTGTATATACAGCTGGAACCTATTCACGTTATGGTCATATAGGTATAGTATATGATGGTGGTAATACGAACTCCTTTCAAATACTTGAACAAAATTGGAATGGCTGGGCTAATAAAAAACCTAGCTTACGATGGGATAACTATTATGGTTTAACACACTTTATTGTTCCACCGGTAGCGAAAGAAATAGAAGCACCTAAAAAAGATGCAAAATCAGCTCCTAAACAGTTAGTTAAGGAAAATAGTAGTATCAAAGTTAATACTAATCATATTAAAGGTTGGACTATGACTAAGAGAGGTCGTAAACCTAAAGGCGTAGTTATTCATAACGATGCTGGTACAATGAATTCAAAGCAATACTATAACAATCTAGTAAACGCTGATTACAATAGATTAGCAAGAGGTATAGCTCATGCATATGCTGATAGAAACGGTATTTGGGAAGCTATATCAGAAGATAGAATTGCTTGGCATGTTAAAGATGGAGTAAAACCAGGTTCAGGTAATTTTGAATTCTACGGAATCGAAGTTAACCAATCGATGTATGCCGGAGATAAAGATTTTCTTAAAAATGAACAAGCAGCTCTTAAATTCGCAGCTCATAAACTTAAAAAGTGGGGGTTACCAGCTAACAGAAATACTGTTCG